GTGTTACGCTCGCATTGGAAACTTACCGTTCTTTTTACAGCCAGGTTGTAAAGCACTTAATAAAGGTAGTATTGAGTTTAGTAATAACTCTAGAATTATTGCGGCTGCCACCTCAGGCAGTAGTATTCGTGGTATGTCTGTCAACCTGTTGTTTCTTGACGAGTTCGCTTTTGTGGAAAGAGCAAATGAGTTCTATACATCAACCTATCCTGTTGTGTCGGCTGGTCGAGAAACTAAAGTTATCATTACCTCGACTGCGAACGGTATTGGGAATCCATTCGAGAAAATCTGGACAGGTGCTAAACAAGGAGTAAACGAGTTCAAACCCTTTGAGGTAAACTGGCATGATGTGCCAGGCCGAGATGAGGAGTGGAAACGTCAAACAGTTGCAAACACGTCACAACTACAGTTCGATCAAGAATTTGGTAACACCTTCTTCGGAACAGGTGATACACTAATCAACGCAGAGACACTTCTGTCACTACGTGCAAAAGACCCCATAGAATATCTAAATGGGGGAGACTTCCTAGTTTACGATAAGCCACAAAAAGATCACGAGTATCTTGTATGTGTCGATGTATCGAAGGGAAGAGGACAGGACTATTCTACGTTTAACGTTATCGACATTAGCGTGAAACCCTTTAAACAGGTCGCCGTCTATCGCAATAATTCTATATCGCCTGTGCTGTTTCCTAATATTATATATAAGTATTCATCTCTCTACAACGATGCATATGTGGTAATTGAGTCAAATGATCAAGGTACGGTCGTTTGTAATGGTCTGTATTATGATCTAGAGTATGAGAATGTATATGTTTCATCGGCAGTAAAAGCAAACTCTATCGGTATCGAGATGACTCGCAAGAGTAAACGTCTTGGTTGTACCGCCATCAAGGACATACTTGAGGAAGGTAAACTAGAGATTGTAGATGAGAACACTATCCTAGAGATCAGTACGTTTGTAGGTAAGGGTCAATCGTACGAGGCATCCGATGGTAACCATGATGACTTGATGATGAATCTAGTTATGTTCGGATACTTTGTATCAACCCAATTCTTTGCGGACATGACAGATATCAATCTCAAACAGATGATGTTTGAAGAGAAGATGCAAGCGATTGAAAATGACGTGCCTCCAGCTGGTTTCATCGATGATGGGTCAGAACACATCGAGGCAGAAGAACAACAGATGCAACCAGGCGAGGATATGACAGAGTGGTTAGAACGTTTACAGGGTGATGTAGGTGTACACGAATGGGACTGAAAATCTTTAAAGTATAAATAAAGGTATTGAAGAAAGAATCCGTATAATGTACACTTATAATTCGCAACCGATAAAAAGGAAAAAGTTATGGCAACATCAGCTTCTCCCGCAATTGTAGTCAAAGAGATTGATCTCACTGGTGTAGTACCCAGTGTTACGTCATCAACTGGCGCCTTTGTAGGGAAATTTCGTTGGGGGCCTGTACAAGAACGCACATTAGTATCAGATGAAACTGGTCTAGTAAGTGTCTTCGGCGCACCCGACACATCAAGTAATGTGGACTTCTTGTCCGCAGCTTCCTTCTTACGATACTCAAGTTCACTTTACGTAGTACGTGAAGTAGACGATACCGCAGTTAACTCATCATCTTCATCCGCTTTAGAGTATGGACTTGATGCTGATTCTGACGGTGAACAGGTATTAGTTAAGAATAAAACACATTTCGACACATTAACTCTAGGATCTACTGCGCTTAACAAGACAGGATCTTTTGTCGCTAGATATGCTGGCGCATTAGGTGATGCTCTTGAAGTATCATTCTGTCCTGCTCAGGATGCAGACTCTGCATTTGATGTATGGTCATATGCTGGTCAGTTTGATCAAGCTCCAGGCACTTCGCCTTGGTTGTCTAGTCTAAACGCTGACGGTAAGAACGATGAGATGCACGTTGCGGTAGTTGACCGTACTGGTGCTATCTCTGGTACTGTTGGTACAGTTCTTGAGACTTACTCACATGTATCTCAGTTAAAACAAGCCAAGTCTACAGATGGCGCACCGAACTTCATCAGTGACGTAATCAACAATAGATCTAACTACGTTTACAACCCATACTTTGGGGATGACTCGGCATTTAGTGCTGAACATAATAACTTTGGTGCTAAAATTGGCGCAGAACCTACTGTTGATTCAGCAGAGAACTACGCTCATCCGTACAAAGTAAATTATGGCGGTACTGAGTGGACTAACGCTAACTCTAAGGTTAAACTAGGTGGTGGTAATGACGGTGGTGCTATCGGCACACAAGAATACGCTACTGGTTTTGATCTGTTCGAAGATACTGAAACTGTACAAGTTGATATGTTAATTGCACCTTTGCATCCTAACAAGACTGACGGTAACACCGTTGTAAATGATCTTGTTTCTATCGCTAAAGGTCGTCAAGATTGTGTTGTAACTACTTCCCCCGATAGAGCTGCTATCACAGGATCAACTCCTGTAACTGGCACTACTTCGTTTGCGAGTGGTTGTACTCGATCGTCATACCTAGTTATTGATAATAACTTCTTGAAGGTATATGACAAGTACAACGATACGTATGTTAACATCCCTGCTAACTCATCAACTGCTGGTCTATTCGCTGGTACTGATGCGGTAGCTGCACCTTGGTTCTCTCCTGCTGGACAGAGACGAGGTAACTACTTAGGTGTAACAGACATTTTATCTAACCCTAACAAATCACAGAGAGATACTCTGTACAAAGCAGGTATTAACCCAATTGCCAATATTCCAGGCAGTGGTGTTATCCTATTTGGTGATAAGACTTTCGAAAGTCGTCCAAGTGCATTTGACCGAATTAACGTTCGTAGATTGTTCCTTGTACTAGAAAGACAAATCGCCTTAGCTGCTAAAAACGTAATGTTTGAGTTCAATGATGAGTTTACTCGTTCTGAATTTGTTAACATCGTAGAACCTTTACTTCGTGAAGTACAAGGTCGAAGAGGTATCACTGACTTCCGTGTCGTTTGTGACGAAACAAACAACACACCAGCAGTCATTGATAGAAATGAATTTATCGCTTCAATCTTCATCAAACCCGCTCGTTCTATTAACTTCGTAACGTTGAACTTCGTTGCAGTTAGAACTGGTGTAGAGTTTGAAGAAGTAGTTGGCACGGTATAGAGGAGATAGAAAATGGCTGTATTAGGTGTAGATGACTTTAAGTCAAAACTCCGTGGTGGCGGTGCTCGTCCCAATCTCTTCAAGGCATCATTGAACTTCCCTGCTTACGCTGGAGGTGATGTAGAATTATCATCATTCTTGTGTAAGACAGCGGCATTACCTGTGTCAGAAATGGCACTGGTAACTGTTCCGTTCCGTGGCCGTCAATTGAAGATTGCGGGCGATCGTACTTTCGCTAACTGGACTGTAACCATTATCAACGATACTGATTTCAGTGTACGTGATGCTATGGAACGTTGGATGAACGGTATCAATGCTCACCAAGCAAATACTGGTTTATCAAACCCTGTAGATTACGAAGCGGATCTATCCGTTGATCAACTAGACCGCAATGGAGATGTATTGAAAACATACAACTTCCGTGGTTGTTTCCCGACTAACATCGGGGAGATTGCATTGTCTTACGAGACTAATGATGTAATCGAAGAGTTTACTGTAGAATTTGCTATCCAATATTGGGAATCAAATACTACTAGTTAATTCTGGTATAAGTAATGAATGGAAGGGGGGAATTGTCTCCCCTTTCATTTTACTATTAAGGTTTTGAGGTTTTTAAATGGCAGAAGAAAATAACGGTTTAAAACTCTTTGGTTTCGAAATCAAAAGAGCGGAGAATAAACCGAAAGAGAAAGAAAAACTACAATCTATTGTACCAACGGCAGATCCCGATGGTGCTGGATATGTAACTGCCTCTGGGTCACACTTTGGTTCGTACATCGATATGGATGGTGCGGATGCAAAGGACAATACCCAACAGATTCAAAAGTATAGGGGTGTTGCACAACATCCTGAAGTCGATGCAGCTATCGAAGATATTGTAAACGAGTCGGTGTCTGGTTCCGAAATGGAAGCACCTGTAGAACTCGATCTCGATAACGTTAAGACATCTGACAAGATCAAAAAACTAATGGTTGAAGAGTTTGATGCCATATGTGGTATGTTGAACTTCAACGAATTAGGTCACGATATTTTCCGTTCATGGTATGTGGATGGTCGTTTGTATCATCACCTAGTTGTGAACGAATCGAACATGAAGATGGGTATCCAAGAGATCAGACCCATTGATGCAGCTAAGATGCGTAAGGTTCGAGAAGTTAAGTATAAGAAAGATCCTGTAACTAATGCAAAGGTTGTAGACAGAACAGATGAGTTCTATATCTACCAAGAGAAAGCAGGACAACAGTC